AAAATATACGTGTACGCATCAACACAGATAAAACACTCAAAAAAAATGAAATAATTGTTGGTGAGGCAATTATTAATGTTCTTGCTAATTGGCATAAATTGTTTCTTGAGGAAACGGAGATTGGTATATACAATAAGAAAATATCAAATAATTTTGCTAAAAATAAAATACTTCTTTTTCTTAAAGAACAGACAAACCTCTCAACTAAGGAGATTAGGTCATCAATGAAACAATATAAAGAACTATATTTCTTACAAAAAAACGAGTTTATAAATAAGGAGCATTAATTTCAATTTGATACTATTTATAGTAAATCTATAAGAATGGCAAGAATAAAGAGAAAAAGACTTCAATTTAATGAAGATAGTTTAAATGAGTTGTATCAAGAAATTTATAATGATACCCATAATTTTAAAGCTCAGATAACTGCAATTTTATCTAAATGGTCACCAATGGTGAAAGATGAGGGTAATGTGGCTGCAATGGGTAAAGACATTGTAAATTTGATGAATGCTATTGCAAGAACTAACGATCAAAAAATTGTTTTGGTTAAAATATTGAAGGATATTGTTTTCGCTAAAAAAGGTATTAACGATTCTTCAAATGCTAATGATAATCCTCAACAAATTACATTGAGTGATGAAGCAAAAAGAGCGTTAATGAGAATGGCTGATGATGCCAGAAAAGGTATAGAAGATAGTGGAAACTAATAATGAGCGCAATTGATGATAAAAAATCTATAATAAAACAGATTGGTGTACTCAACTCGGCAAGTAAAAAAGTTGAATTACCCGATCTCAACGTTACTTTGCCTTCACTTAATAACGATAAAGAACCTATTCCTTTTATGTTAGACACCATTTCAGTTATGGCTGGTAGTCAAGGATTGGAAAAAATGACTGGCAATATTTTAACAAAATTCGTTCGTAATGTAGAACCATCACTAAAAAAATCAGTAAAAAAACAAACGGTAACACATAACTCAAATAAACCACTTACAACAGGATTTATATCTGGATATGCGTTTCCAGTAAAATCAATTGATCTTCATGGTAAGTTAAAAACAAATCCTACTAGTGGTGTTGGAAGTTTAATTTATGGAAATAATGTTAACAATTTTGATAAATCAATATACAATACTATAAATAATGCTGGTACTGATATAACACATGGCACTGGTGCTGGTGCTGTAATAATGAATTATGATAAAACGACAGATAAATTAAAAATAAGACCAGTTACAGGTAGTCAAACAATAGGGGCATTCATCGTTGCTTTTATTGCTGGTTTGGTTCTTATAAATGAAGTTGAGTTTGTTTCTGGTGTTATTGATGCAATATTTGGTAGTGCATCATCTAAACAAAATAAGACTTTGCAAGAAATAAAAGAAGAAGAAAAAATAAAGAAAACGATCAATAAAATTACTAACGGTGAAAATAGTTTTGAATTGACAGAAAATGATTTGTTAGAAATAGAAAATATAGCAAATAATAGATTGGGAGGAAAACCTAAAGTTGATGTTGGTTGTAGTATTATCGATAGTAATGTTAGTTTAGATGATTTAAAAAATTTATTGGTTAATACCACAGGATCAACTGATCCACAAAAGGTTGGTCAAAGTTATGGTGCGTTAATAGATAATAGCTTTGGAAAGGATGTAACTCAAACAAATCCATCAAATAAAAATGCTATTAGAGATGGTTTTTTTAAGAGATTAATTGCTACTATATTAGCAATTCTTATTACCTCACTTACAACTTCTCCACAAATGCGTATTTTAATTGGTATCGTTAATGGTTTAAAAAATAATGATAATTTATCTGGTGCTTTAGGGAATCCTCTTGACGACATAAAAAAAGAACATAACCTAATAAAATGTTTGGCAGATTCTGTAGGAAGTTTAATAAATGAATTTGTGTTTAATACTTTGAAAAGTGAATTAATAAAATTAACAATACCAATAACTACACTAATTTTAGGTGAAAAAATGAAATCATTTACAAATATTCTTAATTCATTAACTTAATATGGCAATAAATTTCTCTAATTTTGATTCTATAGTGAGTGCAATAAATAAACTCCTTAAAATAAAACCAACGGGTGGTAATACTACAATACCATCACCTCTTATTATTGTGGGTGGTGAAAAGCGTTCTGGTTTATCAGCGATAAAAATAGCCAATGCTATAATTCAACGTAAGAGTGAAGCAGGTTTACCTGTGGGAGCATTACCATCTGGTGCTGTTAGTCCTGATGAAATAATGGAGAGAATTAGAATAGAAGAGATAATAAAAGCATTTCAAGAGGATGCTAAAATAACCATAGCAATTACCCCCGGAACGTCATTGACTGCAAACGGTACATCTCCAAGTGGCCCAGTAACTGTTTTTGGTAGTACAATAACTATTGCAACTGGATATGGGGTAATACAATAATGGAAACAGAATTAACAGATACCGAAATTTTAGTAAAAATAAATTCATTGAAAATAAAACATGAATTGTTAAAAACTGAAATATTAAATTTTATGGAAAATATTGATATTAAAGAAAATGAATTACTTTTGGTTGAAGAGGAATATGCTAAGATGATTGAAAAATTAATTAAATAATGGCATACGAAGAAAAATATACGCAAAAAAGTAATCCTTATGGTAAAGAAACCAACAAGGAGAATGCAATAAAGAACATTTATTACGGTGAAGTTATTAGTATTGATGACGTATCTGAGGGTGGAAGAATTCAAGTTAGAATTCAAGAACTTGATTTAAGAACATTGAATGGCGATCTTCCGTTTGCATATCCAGCAATTCCTAAATTTATTCATATATATCCACAAGTTGGTGAGGTTGTAAGAGTATTAATAGAGGATGTGCGTTATCCACAAAGAGGTAGACATTGGGTTGGAAGCATAGTATCTCAATTACATAAAATTGGACGTGATGGATTTTTAACTGCTCTATCTACAACGAATGTTGGTTTAGGTGCTCCAGATAGAGCACCATCAACATATCCAGATGCTGCAGGTGTTTTCCCTGATATTAAAGATATTGGAATAATAGGCCGTGATAACACAGAGATGATGTTAAAACCAAAACAAGTTTTAATACGTGCAGGAAGACATGAAGTAAAAGATATTTTAAAACTTAATAAAAAAAATCCTGCAACAATTCAGTTGGATATTAATGCAGATGGTACACAATCTTCAATTATACAACTTGCAAATAAAATAGCGTTAATAGCACATGAAGGTGATCCTAAATTTCCTGCAATAAACTATGATGCAGATACGATAACTAGGGTTTTTAATGAGGCACATCCAATGGTTAGAGGTGATTTAGTTGTTGAGGTGCTTGAAGTATATAGAAAGGCGATTATTCAACATATTCATGCATATTCAGGTCTTCCTCCAGATATTGATGGAATCATAACAGACCTTGAAAAAATAGATTTGACACAAATCTTGCAAAATAACATAAGAATTAACTAAATTTGTTTTATGGGAAGAACTTGGAAAGATTCCAAATTTGATACAAAGGGAAAAAAGGAATCAAAAAAAGAAAGACAATCAAAAGATTTGAAGAAAGTCAACAAGTCTAGATTTGATGGTAGACAACAACATGAAGACTAATTAAATGAATTTAGATATTCCCATTCCAACAGACTTATTATATAAGTTTAATGGGATCAAATTTCATGATGATATTCATAAATATTATTTAGGTGATAAGAATCTTATCTCTGTAACTACTTTATTACATGAATATCAAGAACCTTTTAATGAACAGTACTGGTCAGAGATTAAAGCCGTAGAATATGGTATGACTTCGCAAGGAGTTATTACCATGTGGAAAGCTGGTAATGATAAGTCTAAAATAAAAGGTTCAATCATTCACAACTATGCAGAATTGTTGTATAACAATAAGGTTTTTAAATATCCTGCAGAAGAGGTATTAAAAAAACTTGGTGAAGATACAATAAAACCTGAGTATGATATAGTAAAAGGTTATGTTGATAATTTTTATCGAGATAGCTTCAATAAACTAATTCCAATCAAGACGGAATTCGTTGTCTATGACGAGCTATGGGGTCTTGCTGGTATGATGGATATTCTCTTCTGGAATGTAAAGCACAAATGTTTTCAAATATACGACTGGAAGACCAATAAAGAATTCACAATGACTAATGAATATAGTCAAAAATTGAAGTATCCACTGTCTAAACTAGATGATTCTCATATCAACATCTACTCTCTTCAATTATCGGCCTATAAATCGATTTTAATGCGTAATACAGGCATTATTATCGAAGGGATGTATGTAGTGTGGTTCAATGAAATTAATGAAAATTACAAGGTTATAGAGTGTATAGACTACTCTAAAATTCTACCTAGATTGATAGGAAATATATAATAATTGGTTTTTATCTTAAATTCCCCTATTTTAGTATTTATAGAAGTAGAAACTGGGAAATAACGATATTTTAGACTTAATTAAGATGGCTAATGCTCCAAATTATAAACTTGATCATAAATTAAAATTTAAGCAGGACGATCCGCTTTATTATGTCCTTGAGGGAGATTTGGATTTGAAGTCTAACCATATCTATCTGATGGGTATAGAATCATATATCAGTGGTGCTGGAATTGAGGCAGCAAGAGAACCGGGAGTTGAATTTGTTATGGCTAATAGATTTATACGCAACATAAACGTTTGTATGCGTGTTAATCCAGAAACACCATTAGTAATTCATATGAAAACTTGTGGGGGAGATTGGTGCGAAGGAATGAGCATCTATGATGCAATACGTACCTTCCCTTGGCCAGTAACAATATTAAACTATACACATGCCCGTTCAATGTCTTCCTTAATATTTCAAGCTGGAAATAAAAGAGTGATGATGCCAAATAGTTATTTCATGTTTCATGATGGAACTATTGGTATTGAGGGTACTGTTAAACAAGTAAGGTCATCAATTAAATTTGAAAAAAAAGTTGCTGACAAGACTATGTTGGATATTTACTCTAAAGTAATGAAAGAAAGTGGAAAGATGAGCAATAAGACCCTGCAATATATAAGAAAGTGGCTTCGCACTAAAATGGATAGAGAAGAGGATGTTTATTTGACTGCAAAAGAGGCTTGTGATCTTGGTCTGGCTGACGAAATTTTTGATGCTAATTGGAGTAAATTAACTGACTACACGGAGGCACAACTTAATAGATAATCGCCAGAACATTAGGATTTCTAAATTCCTTTATGTAGATTTACATAATTAAACAAATATAATTATGTCTACAAACAAAAATCAATCAAAAAAAGCTAAAGTATGGGCTTACTTACGTACAGGCAAGGGAATTACATATACTCTTGCTGAAACTCGTTTTGGCGTTAAAAATTTGAGAGCAACAATCTCTAATTTGAAAAATGCTGAAAATGTGAGATTTAAAAAGCCAACTCTTACTAAAGAGGGACAAACCAGATATAGCATTGCTTAATTTGGTTAGGTAAAAAAAAAAGAAAGGGCTGCAGTCACATGCAGCCCTTTTTGTTTTAATAGAACTAAGGTATAAACTCTTAGATATGTGACTATCCAACTATTAATAGTTGAGAATACAACGCCAAGGTTGCAAAGTAAGGGTACATGTTTGTACTTCATCATCATCTTGTGCGTTATCGCCAAAGTCGATGTTAGTAATCATACACTGTTGGAGTACCCATTTTTCAACTTCAACACCAGTAGGGTCTAAAGCTTTAACTGTTACAGTTTTCTTGTAACCTGCAGCATAGCCCATTCTACCTGTTAATGATTCAGCGTGAAGACGAACCCACTCCATCAATTTGGTTGAGGTTGAAGGCCCAATAGTATCGATGAATGTTACTTCAAGGGGTTCCCATTTGTACTTACCAGCAACGTAGTTAACTTCGTTAATCCAATGAATTTCAACTGGATTGATGCTCATTTTTGGTCTAGCTATTGTTTGAACCTTCCAAACTTCAATTCCAAGTTCATCTGCGAACTCTACGAAAAATCTGTTTTTCTTTTTTGGTTCATAGTCAAAGGGAATACCTCTTAATAAATCTGCCATGTTTTTTATGTTTAAAATTTAATTTATCTCGTTTTTAATCAATGGGTTTACCGTTGATTTTAAGATAAATACTATGAATAATGGAAATTTTTATTAATATTGTACAAATTTAAAAGTTCTAATGCCTTCGAATAATGAAGAAAACGGATATTTTATAAAAGCATCTAGAAAGATGGATAAAAGGGAGATTTATATAAAAGCAATTTTAGAGATAAATCGATGGGTGGAATTGTGTGATACTCTTATTGATAGTGAATTTATATTAACTAAAATTTATAGTGAAGAATTTTATCAAGCATCAGATAAATGCCTTTGGGTGTATTATTTGAATGTTGATAATTCAGAAAGATTCAGATTTTTTATTGAAACAAATTACATCAATACACAAGATATTTTAGTTAAAAGCCGAAGAAAATAAAAAAGCCCCAATAAGGGGCTTCTTTCTTTGTATGGTAGTAACACTATTATGCTGCGAATGAAGCACCTGATGGTGAAATAGTGAATTGTAAGCCGATGAATTCAACTGACTTGGTAGGTACAATTGCAATTTCACCATATAATTCATTTCTGTCTCTAGTTTCAGGAGTGTTATTAGTATCATCCATTTTAACACGGAATTGTTCTAAACCTCTTTCTCTTCTAATAGTTTCAAGAATAGGATTAACTTTGTTCAAGAAATTATCAATAGTTGTTTGATCATCTTGTTCAAAAACAAGTCTGATAGCAACGTTAGAAATCAATACTTTTAATTGTAATAATAATCTTCTTACGTTAACTCTATCAAGTGATGATTGTTTCTTTTGTAAGGTTTTTTGTCCAAAAATAGCAACCCCAGTTTCAGGGAATGTAGCCATAGGATTAATTCTACCATCATACAATATATCTCTCTCACCAAGAGAAAGTTTTCTTCTTGCTTTTTTAGCATCAGTAACGCCTCTTTGTAAACCTGCAGGTGCAAACCAAGGGAATGCAATATTATCGTTAAATGCAATAGATTTTGCAACTTCAACAGTTGGAGGTAAAAATACATTCACATTGTTTGTAGTGTCTTTCAATTGAATCCAAGGATAATATACAGCAGCGTAGCTAGTGTCAATATCTGTGGTATCAAGTAAATCAACGATGTCTTGAGCCAATGAAGATGTATCAGGTAGATCAGGTGCATCAAGTAGATATAATGAATCTGCTCTTTTTGTTTCAACCAAATCAATACCTTCGTTAATAAGTGATAAATTATCACTGAAATTAATACCGGGAGTTGCAAATAAATTTATTGTAACTTGTTCTGGATTAGAGAATGTATCAATAGCAGCTTCCCATGCTTGGAAGTCGTTGGTTGGAGTAAATCCAGCAGCAACACCATCAAATACTTTACCTTTACCATAAAGATCACCATTACTTCTACTTACTCTATGTTCATCCCATCCATCAAAACCACCATAAGGTACTAATGTGAATTTTCTTGAAGATTTTAAATTATAAGGATTAGAAACGTTATTTACATCACTAGCAGTTTGAAAATGTCCAGCACCTGTTAAGAATTGTCCAACTAATGTTGAACCATCATAATATGTACCAGTAGCACCAGAATCCATGTGAAAACCTTTAGATTTAACATGTCCAGATGTTGCATTTCCATTAATTCCACTAATATCAACTCCCGCAAAATTATATGCGTTTTGATTAATACCTGTACCAACTAGATTAGTAGCATCGTAAGCTCTTTCAGAAATACCTAAATATGTTCTACTAATTTTATCTGTTGTTGTATATGATTGCTTGTAATAAACTTTAGGTGTTTGACCTACAGATGATGCAGATGTTGCAGATATTGCAAAGTTGTAATATACATATCCTTCAAAACCTGCAGGGAATGAATCTTCTGGTGCGTTAGCATCAAGTTCAAGCATGATATATTTGCTTTGTAAATCGTATTCTCCATCGATAGTACCTACTCTAGAACCAACATAATTATTAAGTCCTTTTTGCATAGAACATCTTACGAATGATTCTTTAATATTAATAGCACTATCAGTATCAAAAAAATCACGAACGATAATGTCAAACTCTTTTGTTATAGGATCAATATTTGCAATTGAAATTTTAATTTCTTCATTTGCTGAATTACCATCAGAGATGGAAATAAATTTGAATAATCTATCTATAGAGCTACCTCTTAATTCAGATACAACCCAAGGTGTCTCAGGTGTTTTAAATGATTGTTGATAATTAGTGAATGTAGATGTTGTTGCGTTGATAACTGTTGTAGACACACTATAAGTAAGTCCATCAGCATCTAATTTTTTTATTAGATCAGGAAATACGGACTCAACATAAAGTTTTGTATTTTTTCCTTTTGGTCTATCACCAAGAACATTCACAATGAAATCTCTTGAATCTTCATTCAATGAAACAATATAATCTTCGGTAGAAGAACCAACGGCTCTTAGTGTAAATTTACCAAACACATCACCAGTTCCAACAGTAGTACTATTAGAAATAATAGTTACTGTAGAAGCATCAAATACTGTTGTTGGTGCTGCATCTGTATTATCAGTTACAGTTGCTCTCGGTCTTAAAATTGCAACAACCATATTGTCATATGCTGCAATTGATGTACCTGTATATGTGGTTGTAAGAACATGAACTGTTCCATTTCCTGCACTTAATGTAAGTACATAAATTGATCTTTTTACTGTAGTAAACAATGTAGGACTAGTCTTAGTATATCCAGTAAATATTACTGCAGTTTGGCCTGTATTTGTAATAGTAACACCTAAATAAGTGCTGTTAGTAAATCCAACTACTGATGAACCAGAAGTGGTTAATCCTGTAGATGCGTAATTAACTGCGGAATTTATTTTAATGCCCCATGCTGTACCAGCATTATATCCTGAGAGACCTAAGACTCTAGTAACATAAAGTTGATTCGAGTTATCTAAATATGCATTTCCAACATAAGGTAATTGAAATTTCAAGTCTCCAGTAGGAAATTTTTCGATAGATTGGCTACCAAATCTTGAAGTAAATTGACCTTTATCTTCAACTGCTACTGGTTGAAATGCTGGCCCTTTTGGTGTTTCTCCAACTAATCCTAATGTGGTTACACCCACTGTTTTAGTTACGAATGATAAGTCTTGCTCTCTGAATTTTACTCCCGGGCTAACGAATACAAAGTTATTTGCCATTTGCTATTGATATTTTAGTTTAATAATTATAATTTCTGCTTTCTGATAGATGAAACTTTTTAATAAATACTTTTTAATCCGTCAAAATCATTAATTTTGTGGATTGTATTTATAAAAAATAATAACCCCGACTATGGATAGTAAATCATTCAGAATTCAGACCCTTGCAGGTGGTAATGATAAATACTTAAAAATTAAGCTAGAGCAAGAAGTTAATTTAGTTGAGGTATTATCATTGCAAATCAATCAAAAAGACTTATATGCTAGTTTTAACGGTGATTTTGGGGTTTTAATTGGTAGGATTATTGCAAATGGTGGTGTTGGTGTTCCAAATGCTAAAGTTTCTATTTTTATACCAATTTCTGAGGATGATAAGCTCAATTCTGATGTATTATCAGTCTATCCGTATTCAACACCAAGGGATAAAAATCTTGATGGAGTTAGATACAATCTTTTACCGAGAGTAGCTACGAATAATCCTTTTTTAATTGCAGGAGAATATCTACCTGTTGTTCCAATTGGAACGTTTCCAACTAAAGAAGAAATCACCACGAATCAGACCTATATTGAAGTTTTTGAGAAATACTACAAATTCACAACTATAAGCAATAATTCAGGTGATTACATGATATATGGTGCTCCAATTGGAAATCAAATAGTTCATATGTCTGTGGATATTACTGACATAGGTAAATATTCAATGACTCCTGCAACGATGATTACTAATCTTGGCTATTCTCCAAATCTTTTTACTGATAGTGGGACTAGAGTAAAATATAGTACGGATTTAGATGTATTACCAAACGTAGAAACACAAGAAATTGCTGTTGATATAAAATCATTTTGGGGTGATGATGTAAATTTTAGTATTGGAATTACTCGTCAAGATTTTAAAATACGTGCAACGTTAATAAGTTCATTTACTATTTTTGGTGCTGCTTTTACTGATTCTTTCACAGGTGTTTGGGGTCGTGGTGGAAGTACTATTAAACAACTATATGCTATGAACGATAGCTCACCGGGAGAATCGGCCAATTTATCTATTTCAACTAAAAGAAATGGGTTGATGAATGAAAAACTATTTTACATACCAAATACTGTTAGTGATAGTGTTATAAATGCAAACACATTTAATCCTAAAACTGATTATAAAATAATGGATCAAACACAATATGGTCGATATGTAAACAATGGGACATTCATTTACATTATACCTTGTAATAGAACTAAAATAATTACTAATGAGGACGGTACTGAATCTATTGTAAGTAATGATGATCCTAGAGGTATATTTACAACATTTAATGGATTTATGCTTTTGGATTATTCGGATAAGATTGCACTTCCAATTGCTGGTGCTGGTACTGTTAGTGAATATAATGGCCGTGTTCCTAACACAGATAGAATGAGATTTAAAATACCTCAAAACGCTGCAGCAGGTATTTCACCGCCATATCAAGAAGCTGATTCAAATTCCATAACTTATAATGATACTTGGAGAAGACAACATAAGAAATTTACTGGTGGAGAATTTTATAGTGTGGCTAGATTTCAAGGTGTTGCAAATGATATTTCTGATACTGAGGGTAATGCACCACCATATATAAACACACACACAACCTCTTATTCATCAGGAGCAATTGTAACAAATTATGTTGCAGGAAATGCTTCTTGTCAATTCCCAAATAATGGACTTGATATTGCTAATGCTTCATATACTTTATTTGCTGCAGAATATATGAATTTTTCCATATATTTTCCCCAATATACACGTTATAGCTCTTTAGATATTGGTGAAGCAGGAAGATCGAAATTATTAAATTATAATAATAGGGGGGCATATGAATCCAATCCAAATAATCAATTAATTGCAGCAACAGAAAAGAACACAATGCATATGGGTCGTGCAGATTTGAACGCAACCTACTTTATTCATGTTCCAAAAGAAGATATTCTTAATATTATAAACCAAACGGAATTAGGTCTATCACCACAAGGATTCACAAATACACAAGCACCATATACTTCAACACCTTTAATTGGGACTGAATATAAAAGTACTGGGGGGATTAAATATTTTTATAAAGGATTAAGTAGTAATGATTCAAACGTTGTAATAACTAATGGAAATGCAGATGTTTTTTTAGTTATGAGATCGTTAGGTATTATTTAGTAAATTGAATAATAATGACATAACCAAAAGTGTTTACTTTTGAAAGCTTAATTAAATTCGTTGAAATATCCGCAGTGTTTATAATAAAAGTATCACCATTAGAAAATTTTATAGTGACTGTTCCGTCAACATTTGAATTAAGTGTCCAAGTCACAGACATATCTGTAGGGTTGCCAAGTAAACAAGGATAATTAGCAGCGACATTATTAGTACCACTATAAGTATAATTTGGTTCAGGAGTTAAACTATCCCAAATAGTGTCTGAAAATAATCCACTGACTTTTAATTCTGTTTTAGCACATGTAGATGTTGTAGCTGTTTTGAGACCTTGAATTACTGTTACATTTTTAAATGTCCACGTTCCCTTAAGTGTAGCTTTTACTAGATCGAGATTTGTTACTACAACAGGGTTTGTATTGGATGGTGTAGGGTCTCCAGATTTTGAACAATTGAAGAATATTATTGCTATAACAGCAAATAACGATAGAAATACATATTTTTTCATGATTTTTAGTTTATTTGTTATACGTAAATAACGAAAAAATGTTTTAGTTAATCTATTAGACTATCAAAAAAATCTTTATGCTGTGCGAGAAATTCTTTATCAAATTTAGTAAGATATATGGTTTTACTTTTTTTCAATTGCTCAATTGTTAATCCTTTAACCCCACGCATATCAGCTTTATATAAACTAGCGTTTTCAAAATCTGCACCAATTATGTAACTATTTTGTAGATTGGCATTCATTAGAAATGCATTCTTAAAATTAGTTTTAATTAGAAAAGAATTTTTTAAATTAGCATCAATTAAAAGAGCATTTTTGAAATTAGCACCACTAGCATATGCACCAATAAGATTGCATTGATTAAGATTAGAATCTTTAAAATTGGTTTGATTTAATCTACAATTTTCTAAGGTAATACCAATCAATTCTGAATTTGAAATGTTAGACGTATTTAAGTTGGAACCTTTAAGATTAGTATGATTAAGATTAGTGTTATGTAAATAACAATTAACTAAATTTATCTCATGTACTTTGAGTCTGTTAAGTCTCTTAATATTACCAACTGTACGAAAAGCAGCTTCTGGAGATTCCCAAGTTCTAAAATCGTCAATTTCATCATTATAAAAACGAATTCTCTTTTGTTTTTCACCATTTTCATTTAACCAAAACAGTAATAGTCCAATTAATCCAATGTCAAATATCATACCATGCCCTTGAATTAAAAGTTCGTACTTAAGATTGTTAAAATCATTAACATAGTATGGTATGCTCAACACAACGACAAAAATTGAAATTATTGTCAAAAGAATTGCTGTAGTAAGTATCGGTCTTTGAATAATATAACTATGTATTCTAAGAAATGTTTTAAATATTTTATTGGTGGTTTTTATCATATTTATAAATACTAAAATTTTATTCTAGGCTATTTATGATTATGGATGAAGGGTACTCAATACAACTAGGACAAGCACAAAGTGTTAATTCAGTTAATACTGACGCATATTTATATACTAATCTTGAATTACCGTCAGTAGAAATTTTACCGTATGATCAAACATCTGTTATTAACGCTGCCCAATTATTCGATGATGAAAGACAATCTTCCCAAATATATAGGGTCTACGGTAGTGTTAATTTTATGTCAATAATTAATGGATTAAAAATTAACTATAGCACCGTTGATGATTTTTTTACAAGACCTAGATATTCAAATGAAAGTCTAGGTTTAACTAAAAACATATTTAATTGTTTCGATGTCTATCTTTGTAGACCTTTAGGAAATAGTTATTCCGGTAGTTCAACGATAATTAGTGGAAAGACAAAACTTGACGGTACTACGTACATGCTCAAGTATGAAGTTTTAACCAACGTTAGTTCTTGTGAAATTTACAAATCTGGTTACGGAAAAAATATTTTTAATGATCAGATGCATTCATACAATTTTAATGTTGATATAGATATTGAGAATCAATATGATAGTTTTAATAAACCACTTACCAATCTTTATCTTTTTTTTAATTTTAAAGTTAACCCTAACGGAATTGGCCAACTAGAAACAGTCAAAAAAAGAACTTTAAGTATAAGTAGAGACGCATCGATAGATAATTATGTTGGAAATGCTAGGTTCAATTGTATTACACATGGATTAGCAATAAATGATTCAATAAATATAATATCTGATATTCCAGAGTATAATGGTTTGTTTTATGTAAATTTTGGGAATGTTAATCAACTTTTAATACGAAGAACACCTACAGGTGCATATACACAATATGTGGATGATGCTTTAATTACTTGGACTAAAATATCTAAAACAACAAACCCTTACAAAATATATGCTGCTGGAGATATTATTGATGGAGATTGGGTATATTATTTACCAACAAATTTTGAAGAATCTGTTATTCAAAGACAAGAATATTATGTTACGTTTTATTGTAGTGGTACTGTATCTGCGATAGAGTTTAAGTATAATCCTTTAGTTCCTATAAAACTTCAAGTTTTCGGTGATGAAATAATAACAGGTAATATTAGTGGAACAAGTGAAACGGATCAATCAATACCTGATTATGCAGTAAAAATTGATAATGATGGAAATTATTTGTGGAAGAATTTATTACCAAAAGGATATGTCGATCCAATTTCAAATAATGGTGTTAATCATTCTTTTACTAATAAACGCAATTATGTATTTTCTAATGTGGTATTAGGTTTAAATACGGAATTAAATGATCCGGCAACGGCTGCACTATTTGCCGAAATTGAGTTTGGAGCTAATACTTCGGTATTTAATAAACCTACGAGTAATTTAAATAATTTAGGAGACAAATGTTAATACAAAAAATAGAAATATCGAAAAATAGTGAAGATTCTAATATAAATATATTTTTAGAATCTAAATATAATTTAGGTGGATTAAGTGAAGATATAGGAAATCTTATTACTAATAAATCAGAAGGAAGTATTAATGTTGGTACTGATGGTGAGAATTTAAGATTTTTACCATTATCGGGGTATGCTCTTAAAGTCTTTTTTTTAACAAATAACATATATCAAACTATAGTGCCAATAGGGGATACTAGTAGTGATGCATTTAAAAATAGTTTTTATATATATCAAATATTTGACACACCATTTGAAGATAACCAAAAATTATTATATACTGGTTATTTAAATGGATTTAATTTTAATGGAATTGATAGTTCGCAATATAGTTGGGCTAGTAGTTTTGAATATGCTGATATACATATTCCTAATTCTTTTTTAACGTCACAAACAGGCAATACTTTCTATGGTTATATGAAACTTTTCTTTTATAATGCTAGTCAGGGAAATGTAATTCCATTTGATGCAGCAGGAATAACAAACACAGAAGCTGATTTATACAATAAAATGACATTTACGATTCCTTATATAAATAGAAATGGATCAATAGATAATTATAGTGGAAATGCTCGATTTCTTTGTAGTGGTCATGGATTAGTTGTGAATGATTTAATAAAAATTAATTCAAATGTATCAACTTACAATGGTTTGTTTTATGTAAATTTTGGAAATGTGGATCAACTTTTAATTAGAAGAACACCGACAGGTGCATATACTGCATATGTAAGTAACGCATCAATAACTTGGAGTAAAGTATTTCCAACATATAGTGTTTCTCCATTCATATTTAACCAAATAAATAATAGTTCGTATACTGATTCTATAAATAATAGTGTTGATTCTCTTTCAATAGAAAAACCAACATTCCCTACAGGAAATCAATTCACTGATCATGGAACTTATTTGAGTATTTAAAATTTATCCAAAAGTACCATCGAACGTGTTATCAAACGTTCCAGATACTAGTGCAGGTATGTTGACAGTATTTTTTAGAGTTACGGATAATTTAGGTAATCTAGTCGTTTTAACAATTTGGAATTTTTTTTCATTCTGAATGAAACCCAGTAGTTTTATTTGAAAGACACTAACCTTCATTCTATCGCCTTTAATGTCTTGAACATTATCTTCATTAGTTTCCTCTAAATGAATTGCAAATGGTGTTCCTTTAATCCAACAATAAGCTTGTCTACTGGCAAACAGATTAAGAATTTGTTCATCATAGATATTAGCATTCTCCTGATATTTAGTAAATAGTCTTACTTCATAATACATGTCAACAAATGTAGGTTCAGGAACTTTAAATCTTAGGTTGATAACCTCTCCTTCATCTATTATAGGTACATCGATATACGTAAAAGTACGTGGTTGTGGAACGATGTATCTCTTTCCAACTCTAGTTCCAAGTTCTTTCTTTGTGCGTTTTATTGTAATGAATGGTGTTAGAATATTTTTGTCATTATCTACGAATTGCCAAGTTTTTGCAAATTCTCCCCATCTTTCTTTTGATAATAAAAATGCTGGTACTTCTTTCCCATCCAGAATTAATTTCATATCTTTGTTTTTGACATAATCAATAAAAGCAGCATCTAAATCTCTTAATTTGATGGTACGTGGTAAATAATTTGTTTTTTGATCTGTTCTTTGCATTAATTGCTCAATACGATCAAATCCATATTTTAAATATTCAGTACCAATTTTAACGGGATTTAGAGTAAAGTCTGTTTTTTTTCTTGGGAGTGCCATTTAATAATTTTAACTATAAATACTTGTTTTTATGTTATTAGAAAGGAAAGAACACAAAAAAGATGGTGATCAAATAACGTTAATCGAAGCGTTTTATGATTCAACCAATATTTTAAAAACAAATTACATTCCTGAAAGGAATTTGTTGTTTATTTTTTTTAAGGGTGGATCAGTATATTCATATTCGAATATTGATCGTGAACTCTACGAGAAATTCGAAAATTGTGAATCCCAAGGAAAGTTTTTCATTGCCGAAATCAAGAAAAAACCGCAAGTTTATAACTATTTGAAGGAATATAAAATGTATGAGTTTGAAAAACAGGACATTAATGAAATCATTGAAAATTTAAAATTAACTAAATCCCCTCAAAATGAGAACATTTAGCGCATGATATACGTATAATAGTAAAAAGGCCATGATTATGCAAAGCTATATAAAGAAAAGTACGCTCATTAGGGAATTTGGTTCTTTGGTTAAAAAGAAGAAGAGAGAGGTTATCGAAAAGCTTGATGCTTCCTTCTTTCAAATTATTAATGCAATCTTTAAAAAGAAACCACAAGACATTAAATTCCACATAACAAAAGAAAACACATTAGTTTTTAACATTAGGTTGGATGATGATATAAATATTTATCTCGAACATTTTTATGATAAGCCACCCGATACGATAATGACAATCACTGGAGATAGTGATAATTTAATGATTACATTGCATGAAGAATTGGAAATTTGCCTAGAAGAAATATTTAAAACATGTCATTAATTTATACGGCATATGGGTGGTAATTTATACAAAGTTCAAAGAGTAACTAAGGATCGCTACGATGAAATTGTGGTATCCCTAAAACCAATACTTGATAAACATTTCGGTGATTATTATAGAATCCCTATTGCCTATAAAGAAAAATCAACTTATGGTGATGTTGATATTATTTTGGACGCTGGATTTCTATTAAATAAAAAATGGGAAGGCCCACTACTTAAAGATTTGGGTGATGTTGAAGTAAAAAAAGTTCGTAATGTTACATCTGTTTTGTATATGAATTTTCAGGTTGATTTTTTTTGTGTGAGTACATCAAGATTTATAAGTACCAGTAATTTCATGAATTACAATATCTTTGGTAATCTTATTGGTAGAATATATCATAAATTTAATTTGAAATATGGTGAGGATGGATTAAAATATGTGCTGCGAGGATTCAATGAACATATCTCCAAAGAGATAGTACTTTCGAGAGATATGAAAAAAATGCTTGAATTTCTTGAGTTGAGTTATGATCGCTGGACTGTTGGATTTAAAAATCTAAATGAAATATTCGAGTATGTTATTGGTTGTAAATATTTTTGTTCTAATTCATATTCTGACGATTATTTCAACGTAAGAAAAAGAGCTACCGAACGACCTGATTTTAATAGTTTTTTGGATTATTTGAATGTGAATAATATTAATAAAAACTATCCTTTCGAAAAGAATAAAGAAATTTATCTTCCAATGATTAACGATTATTTTCCAGAAACTAATCTAATTGAGAAATATAAGACTCATATTAAATTACAAGAAAAATTAAAGATCATACACGATAAATTCAACGGAAAAATCATAATGGAACTCCTGCCACTGGAAGGAAAGGAACTCGGACAATTTATCAACTCCTATAAAGAACATAAAGGAGATGATTTCGAAAGATATGTTCTTGAATCAAATCAAGGACTTATAGAATTTTCAATTAAAAATTACTATAATATGCTTCTATATGCAAAATGAGTAGAAAAGATTTCCCACTTGATGTCAAATTAACTAATAGCGATTGGGAGCTATACAAAAGAGAAATACTTGAGTATGCTGGCATTGTAGAGTTAAAAGATGGTGATCGTATTAACATATCTAATTGTGATATTGCATATGTTAATTATAGAACAATAAGTTGTTATGTGGTATCAAAGTGGAAGATTTATGATAAGAATAAAAAGAAACTACCAATAAATGAACAAAGTTTTTCAATTGAAATGATTGATATATTAAAGTACCATAATAAAAATAAATGATATGTTGAATTTAACAGCAAAACAAGTAGAAGATGCAATAATATTTGCAACTGAGAAGCATAAGGGTCAGGTAAGAAAAGGTGATGGTAGACCATACATCCTACACCCAATTTCAGTCTTGATAAGATTAAATAACGTGAAGGAGTCTAAAAACATCTTTCTGTTGATGACTGCATGTATTTTGCATGATGTTGTGGAGGATTGTGGTGTAACTCTCGATGAAATTTCTAAGAAATTTGGACTTCATGTCGCTGGATTAGTAGAAGAATTAACTCTTGATAAAAGCAATTATGAGACCATTGGTAAAAAAGAATATCTGGCACAGGAAATGGTACATATGTCAAGTTATGCATTAGCAATTAAATTGTGTGATAGATTAGATAATGTCTCAGATATGAAATCTATGTCAGAGGATTTCAGAAAGAAATACAAGGATGAAACGAATTTCATTCTTAATAGGTTGTCTGGTCGTAAATTAACTAAAACACATTTGAAATTGATTAAGGAAATAAGAAAAGTTGTTGCCTAATGGAAGAGAATATACCAAACCCTATATCTGAAAGTGAATACGAACCTGCAGATATTATTTGTGGAGATTGTGATGGTAATATATTACAAATTAAAATACCTCTTGAAAAACCGAAATTGTTTAGTGCGAGTTATTACATAAAGTGGGCTTATTTCTGTCAAAAATGTGGTAAACAAAGTAAAACTTTTTGTTCAAGAAAATAAAGATTATGGGATATAAACAAAGTACATATGATGGACGTAGATTGGATCATGATGATATGACTCATCAACATCTTAGTAATTGTGTATGGCATTTTCGTATTTGGTCAAATGCAGTAGATTCTAGATTGACACATTTTTTCGAAACCTTAGAAAGAAGATTTAATGGTGAATTATTGCCGTTTCGTCCACCTCTTCGATTTAGAAATGAAATAGAAGGGTTATATAAGGCAGATTTAGTTGTACCTGTCGATGAATATAAAAGCAATATAGTTTATAAAGGAGTTATAATTGGTGAAATATTTAATTCACAAGAAGCTGAGATAGCTTTTTATGAACGTGAGGCGTATAATAGAGATATTGATGAATTAATAAAAGAATAAATTATGATGGGGGTATTATTTTTAATCGTCATTTTGAGTTTTTTGTATCTTATTATACAAAATATTGAATCAAAAGATCATTCAAATCAAATGTGGGAAATATTGGTTCCAGCATCAAATAAAGATCAAGAATTTAGTTATGATCATCATAAAGAATGGGATTTATATGTAAAATCTTTGGCTGGTGGATTAACCATTATGAAGACTGCTAAAGGCGAATGGTTAAATGCTGAGGGTAAATTATACATAGATAGGGTCATACCAGTTCGAATTAAGTGCAAAAAGAAGCATATTAAAAAAATTATTGAATTTACTATTAAACATTACAACCAAGAGGCCGTTCTTGCGTATAAGATAAGTGATGATGTGGTATTGGCTCACAAAACCAGTACTGGAATCCTTTTTGAACGAAAAAACAAATTCTAATGGGATATTTGAAAGAAAAATATACACAACAGTTCATCCGAGATAATAATCTTATCTTGGGTGAGGTTATTATAGGGTCGTATGCATTTAATCTGCATACCCCTAAATCTGACCGTGATTTATATGGTATCTATCATCTTACAAAGGATGATTTTTACTCATTACATCATCGTGCTGATAAGTCGTATAACGATGTTGTTGAAAAACAAAGTCCGAAGGATCAGGATATTACTTATATGGAAGTGGGAAAATTCTTTGAACTTCTGGCTCATGGTAATCCAAATGTTCTTGAAATGCTTGCAGCATATCAAGATATAAACAATGCTATCAATTGGAACGGCAATACTCATCTTATTGACGAAATTGACATCAATAGAGTATTATCAAAAAAATGTCAAACATCATTTGGACAATATGCTGCAACCCAAATAAAGAAAGCTCGTGGACTTAATAAGAAAATTGTTAACCCTGTAGAAGTAACGAGAAAAACTCCTATTGATTTTTGTTATTTATTAAGCAAAGGAAAAACAAAACCACTAAAAAAAGCACTTGAAGCAATTAATTTTCCGCAAAAATTTTGTGGTGTTGTTGCATTACCAAATGCTAGAGATATGTATGCCATCTATTTTGATGTTGTATCACATGCTTTATTTGGAGGACATTTTAGTGAGGAACGTGTTGAAGGAATGAAAGAGTCAAGACGTAGGGATGGTGAACCAATGGGATATGGATTTAAAGGGATTGAACTTGAAAATTCTAATGAAATTAGGCTATCATCGATTCCTAAATTGGAAACAATACCTAAAGGGGATATTTACTTTGTGGGTCATATAAACTACAATAAAGACGGTTATGTCCAGCACTGCAAAGATTATAAAGAATATTGGGATTGGACGAATAATCGCAATGAAGAGCGTTATAATAACAATCTCAAGCAGAATTATGACACCAAGAACATATCTCATTGTGTAAGGCTTTTAAGCGTTGCTAAAGAGATTGCAGAAGGAAAGGGTATAATCCTCAAGCGTACAGAAGATCGTCAATTCTTGATGGATATAAAGCTTGGGAAGATCGAATATGACGTTGCTATGGGATATGCAGAAAATATTGCCAATTCTTTGGAAAATTTGTATAAAAACAGTACCTTGCCGAACGATCCAGATTTTAATTATCTGAACGATAAACTTATCGAAATTCGCAAGAAACTATATGACGCATAATAATCCCTACCAAGTCCAGTACTATGATATATTGGCAAGTTTACTATCTAATCCAGATAAAGAGGTTGTAAGCCGTGTTGGAGAAGTAAAAAGTAGATTTTCAGAAAAGATGAAAATCGACCTTACTAAGGAATTCCCATTGATGGACATTAAACAAACTTCATTCAAGAATATTCTTGTTGAATTGTTGTGGTTCATTAATGGGAATACTAATATCAAATATCTTGTTGACAATGGATGTAATATTTGGAATGATGATGCATTTCGTTGGTATAATGAGAAGTATGTACCTCAAGGATTACCACATATCACAAAAGAAGAATTTGTTCAACGAACAAAAGATGGTTCTAAACATGATATTACAGAAACAGTTCTTGTAAGTATCGAATCAAATTTTGGTTATACAGATCAACGTGTGATGCATACTTACGTATACGGTGATCTTGACATCATTTATGGCCGTCAATGGAGAGCATTCGGTGGAACAGTAGATCAATTGGGTGATGTTATAAAAATGCTTAAAACTAATCCAGATGATCGTAGAATGATAATTACTGCACATAATCCTGCAGACATTGCGGATGGCAAAGTAGGTTTGCCTTCATGTCACAATTATATGCAATTCTACACACAGCCAATACCACTTAACAAAAGAGTCCAACATGCTATCGATAAAAATTTAATGACTCCAGAACTGCAGTCGTTAGCCGATACTTACGTGTTCTATAAATTCGGTAAACGTAAACTTGAAATTACTAAAGAAACCCTGAACGACATCGATTCAAAACTTGATGCCGTTGGTGTACCTAAGAGATACATATCAGTACTGGTTAATATCAGATCGAATGATTTCTTTTTGGGTAATCCATACAATATAGCATCTTATGCACTACTTGTTTCAATGATTGGTCAGTGTGTTAATATGATACCATTGGTTCTTTCTTGCGAGATGGTTGATTGTCATTTATATGATAAGCATATTGATGCTGCTAATGAATGGATCGCTCGTTTTGAAAAATTATTGAATGATGAAGATAAATTAATGGATGTGAGTGAAGATTTTTATTGTGATGCTAGATTGATATTAAATCCATTAGTAAAAGAAATCGATAAATTTACTTTAGCTGATTGTGCTATTGAGGACTATAAATCAATGGGAAAAATTTCAGCCCCACTTTTGACTTAAAATGAGAAATAAAAATGGTGGCATTTTTATTGGTATTGGTAATAATACTGACAGGTAGTGTTATCTACACGTATTTTCAATACATTGCGGAGAAGAAGAGAAGGATAAAGCTTGAAGAAGATAAAATTTCCACCAAAGATTTACAATTTATTGAATTTACTGTTGATATGTATATCAAATATGCACAAGAACTAGATATACATTCAAAAGAACAACACGAATATATCGTTAAGCAATTGGAAAGGATTCGAAAAAAATATTTGAATCTTTAGATATTTGTTAGGAAAGGAAGTACGTCTTCCTTAACAGGTATGGCAACGATTTTTTTCCAATACGGTCTAAATCCACCAACAGTTCTTGATGTAATGTCATTAACATTATCAGCCTCTATTATTTCATAAAATCTTTCTTTTTCTCCAGAAAAATTAAATGAAAGATAATTACCTCTAAGAATTTCTGTTTGTTTTTCGTTGATTTCGTCTACGTAAATTCCAATAGTTAACGGCCCTGAATCATTTCTAGGTAATCCATCTTCCCCAAAATATTTAGTTTCTCCGTCTTCAATATCAAGCATTACATGAAATTCAATTGGTGCAAAAAATTTCTTATCTCCGGGTTTTGCTTCACCATAGACATCATCAACAACTGAATTAATAGCGTCAATTCTATAGTATTTTACTTTGAATGGTGAGTCTGAATTAAGATATTCTCTTCCATACATAATATCAAGATCGAAACTATTATCACTCATAAAGAGGCCGTAACGTTCTTGTTCAAGATCAATTTTTTGTTTTTTCTTAGCCATATTATCCTGTCATGATAGGGAACATTGGAGGTTGAAATCCTCTTTCTTTGTTTACGTTGGCAGCAATTTCTGCTCTATCTCTTGTCATTTGAACTAGAGATAATTTCATTAAAGATTGAAGAATTATTTCTAATGTTTTTTCCTTTAATTGAATACCTTCTTCAAGAATATGTCTATAGTCCATAGTCAATTCTTTTTGTGCTGAACCAAGTTCACCACTATAAAATCCTCTAATACCTCCAATAGATATTTTACATTGAGCAATAAATAAATCTCTTATTTGTGTTCTCGCTACAGTGTTCAATTTATCCCATTTAAGAATATTTATAGGAGCATCACTAGGTAATTTTATAATATCAGTATTATCTTCTAAGCATTTATCTCTTCCTTGGTGGTTGGTATCGTAGTAGAAATACCAAACTTTTGATCCTTCGTAATGTCTTGAAAAACCATTAGAAATTTCATGACGACTTCCCGGGATTGGATACAAATACAATAATTTAGTACCATTTGGGCCACCAGTAACTCGGTATGTTAATTCGGATTGAAGAATTCTTCTTTTTGTGCTTCTATCTTGTGCTGAAAGAAGTAAAGAATATGTGGGTTGTACATATTGGGCAGGTCTACCAAGATAGCTCCATCCGAAGTTACTAGCACTCCAATTGGTTAATGCGAAGGGGTCTACAAGACCACTATCGATCTGTGGTGGGGTCGTCCATAGGATTTCATTGATCTCTCTATGGGCTGGAATTACATAAATTTGAGTGTCTGCAGAGATAACCACGAAATCTCTCTGTAGATGCCAAGAATTGCCCTCTGGAGCGTTCATACCTAGTCCAACCTGCTTAGAGTAGGCATGTGTGAAACTACGCATAAAGTCGGTAGATTTGCTTGTATAGGCTTCCACGAAATCGGCACTATTTATCTCTAAACCTTGTAGTGCAACCCATTGTTGTTCAATTAACCAATTATTCAAATAACTACTATAATCTTCAATTACCATTTCCAGATATGAGTCCATCATTTCCTCTTTTAATTCAAATGGTCTGAGAGGATAACCCATTACGTGTTTTACGAAAAGGTATAATTTTTCTCTATCTTCTTTGGTTATTAGTGACATAATCGCTTATTTTACATAAATACTAATAAATCTATGTTTTCATTTGAATACTCTATAGAGTTAAATCCACATGGTAGACCAGTCATTACACCCACAGAAAAGACAGATAAAGAACTTGATTTCATTGAACATAAGTTTATGGCTCTGGAATTGGCAAGAACAATCATAACCAATACAATAGATAATCACGATGAAAATCCTGAAAAGTATTCATTGCAGCCATCTGACCTTGCAGGTTTATTAGCTGCTAAATCTGATATTGAAAAAATTTGTGATATATTTGCAAACGCAATAAAGAACCAAATGAATCTAATGGATGATGCTAATGCAATACTTAATCCACAAACATATAATTTACAGGTCAAAACAATGAAAGATTTATATTCATTAAATTATAATGGTATCATCTATGACACTACAATTTTTAAAAGAGTAGAAGGATTACGAGTAAAAGTTCTTGCAGATATGAGAATTTATGAATTAAGAGGTGGAATAGATAATAACAACTGGATTGATGTCACAAACGAATAGCATAACACATAATTACGATCCAAGATCAACACCAGAACAAGTAGCTATTTATGATTGGGTCGTGAATGGAACTGGTAATTTATTAATTAGAGCACGTGCTGGTTCTGGAAAGACTAGTACGTTGGTGGGTATTTCTAAACTTCTAGACCCATCGATCAGAACCACATTTCTAGCATTCAATAAACACATCCAAGTTGAATTAAAAAGTAAATTACCAAAACATGTATTCTGTTATACTGCACATGGACTTGGATATTCAGCTATTAAGAAGAAATATAAAGATGTCGTTGTCGATAATCTTAAGGTTGATAAGTTGATAAATAAACATCTTAAAACTTGGAACCCCAAACAAATTGATAATATTGTTCTATATATTAGAAATTTCAAGAAAATGATTAATCTCATTAGATTATCATTAACACTAAATAAGAAATATGTCCCTGATTTGTGTGAAAGATATGATATAAAATTTGACACTCAAGACATTGATAGAATGTTTTTAATTTTAGAGGAAATGCTCAATGATAAGAAGACTATTGATTTCACGGATATGGTATATCTTCCTGTTGTTGACCCAAAGATATGGCTATTTCCTCAAGAATTTGTTTTAATTGATGAGGCACAAGATTTATCTAAAGCACAACATGAGTTGGTAAAAAAATGTGTGAAAAAAGATAAAGCAGGAAAGTTTGTTGGACGAATGGTTTTTGTTGGTGATGATATGCAAGCTATTTATGGTTTTACAGGGTCGGATGCATTTTCATTCATGAATCTTTCGAAAATACCTAACACTATAATACTCCCATTGACTACGACATTTAGATGTGCTAAAAATATTGTTCTAGAAGCTAATACCATCGTAAAGGATATTAGACCTATGGATAATGCTCCTGATGGTGTTGTAAGAAAAGGATCAGTATTGGATGAGGCTGTTGCAGGTGATTTTGTATTATCTAGAAAAACATTTCCTTTAGTAAAAATGTTTTTTGATCTTCTTGTTCAAAATAAAAAGTCTTATATTAAAGGGAGTGATATTGGTAAAACCTTGATAGATTTTACATATGGAAAAAGTTCAATGTCACAATTAGATGCTTCACTAACAAACAAATTATCTGAATGTAGAACTAATTTATCCAGACATGGTGTCATTAATTATCAAGATGATATAGGTTATACCACTTTAAATGATATGATAAAAATACTTCGTTTTTTTATGACTATGGTCGATGGAAATATAGAAGCATTAAAAGAACGTATACTATATATTTTTAAAGGTGGTAGTTCCGAAGATGATCTAGTGGATGAGAATGGTATAGCAATATTAAATAAAAGTGATGGAATTGTTTTAAGTACAGTACACAAATCAAAGGGTCTTGAATCGGATAAAGTGTTTATCATCATGCCTAAAGATATGCCTTTGAGAACATCACAACCTTGGCAATATCAACAGGAAATGAATTTAAAATATATTGCAATTACACGAGCTAAGAGAGAATTGATTTATGATATGGATTGGGTTGTTGATGACGGTACATTCGAATCATTTACTAATGATTAATACCACCTTTAGTATCTTCAATATTTGATTTTTTATCCATAGTTTGTTTTAAAATTATCTCAAGATAACTACCTGATTTGATTTGCATATCTCTAACATCACTGACATCATTCTTGGTTTTATCTAAATCGACTTGAATTTTTTCAATGGTTTTCTGCGTTTCATTGTGTCTTTCATTCATATTAGACATTGCAATATTATAAAAAGTATAAAATAGGGCTGTCATTCCCAATATAATACCTAGTACATATGATATTAATTCCTTGAGACCAATGGTTAATGTAGTTTTTTCTGAATCTATTTTTGTCATATTAATAATATTGAATGCTTTCCCAAGTTAAGGAAAAATTTAAATTAGTTTCATTTGTCTTATACCAAAAGATAACAGTACTATTTTCAAATGGTATTATAGACCAAAATCCTTCTGGAAATGCACCACTAATAAGAATGCCATTTGCAAATGTTCTAATACCTGAAATGTATATTCTCGTTTGATTACCTTGATACCAAGAATGATTTATTATATTAAATTCATATTTGGTATTGTATATTGGATCATCTATTTCTGTTTTAGTTATATATATTGACATTCGTATATGCGTTGCTAATGAAGCATCACCATAGATTACATCATCAAATTTTTGGTGTAATACTTTATTGTTCGATTGAATTTGATTATAGTTTTGAGCATTAGAATTCCATATAATTGAAAGTAGAAGAAAAAATAGTAATATAGTTTTTTTCATAATTTAGTTGTTTGCTTGTACTATAAATATACACAAAAAGAAAAAAACTGCTAATCCCTTCCAAATATAAACCTGTGTTTGACCCTTTTGCATTCTTATGACCTTACTTTTTTCATCATAAAATGATCCATTTAAATGTCTATAGCTTTTATCTAATTCAGAATATTTCTGTCCCATTTCTAAAATTTTAGCCTTTAAAGACTCTACCTCATTCTCCATAGAAGCTATTTGAATGTTTGCCCTTTTTAATTCATCAAATGTTTTTTCGGAAGTTTTTGACTGTCTTTCAAGATCAGCCAATGTAGTTTCATAATCAATTTTTATTGATTGGTATCTAATTAATAAATTTTTATAGTCTTCAATATCTTTTCGAAGGGCATCATGTTTTGTTTTAGTTAAAACAATTAATTCCTCATCATTACTTTTGACGTTTGGAATTGACTGGCTCAATATCACTCCACTTATATTTAAGAATAAGACTAGCAAGAGAATCTTTTTCATGTATTAATTTTATTATTTGAATATTTTTTTCGCTAATTATCGTATTATTTTGTTTTTGTTCATTGGTAATAATATCGATAACACCACTAAGAGCATCAATACTATCGTTTTTTGTGAGTAATATTTTGGTTAATGCTTCATTAACCGCAACATCTCTTTTTAATTGTTCATCATTAGATCGAATACTAATAGCTAAATTGGATGTGTTATTAAAGAACACATATCCACTAAATGATGCAAAAATCAGAATGAAAACAACGAATCCGATTATTCCTAATTTATTTAATTTTTGTTTATCCATGTTGTTATTTATCTATTTTAAGTTTTATATACACATCTTGAATTTCTTTTCTTAAATCCTCTTCTGCTTTAATTCTCTCCTTTAAATCAGCAATTCTTTCATTTGAGACTTCACTGATTTTTAACCATAATTTCACAATCACACCCGCTTGTACCACAACAATAAAATATAGAATACCAACAACTGCGTTATTTTGTCTTAAACTATCGATTGCACCACCAGCATCAACCAATGTTTCTGTTTGTGCTAGTACAAATAAGTGTAGTAATGCCATTAGAGAGAAATATAATTTCATATTCTTTTTTTTATAAATACTTTTTTTGTGTTAAAAAATAAATAAAAAAAAGGGTAAGATTTCTCTTACCCTTAGAATTTTAATTACCCAATAGATTATTGAAGTAAACCGATACCGAATGTATCCAAACCATCACACAATACCTTACCGAAGTAACGGTTGATGATGAATTTCTTAGCGTATCTGGTCATAATACCTCTGAT